AGCATTGGTTGCAATATTATTTAGATTGGTTGCAATCCCACTTGTATTGGTTGCAATATTATTTAGATTGGTTGCAATCCCACTTGTATTGGTTGCAATATTAGTAACATTGGTTGCAATACCACTTGTATTGGTTGCAATATTAGTAGCATTGGTTGCAATATTAGTAACATTGGTTGCAATATTAGTAGCATTGGTTGCAATATTAGTAGCATTTATTGCAATATTATTAGCATTTGTTATAATATCAGCAGCATTAATCTGAATAGCAACTGTATTATCATTTATTAATATTTCATGTTCGTTTACAGCATCGGTTAAATTGGTAGATATAGTTGTTAATGTTGCAATATCTCCGATATTAGTACCATTTAAATTTGTGTTTATTCGCCAGTGATCAAATGAATCACTTAATTCAGTTACTGGTATTGTCATTTTTAATTTCCTTTATTTCTTGTAATAACATTTTTATTTCAGAAATATCATTTTTAATTTCCAAATGAATTAAAGATATATTATTTAATTCATCTTTTAAAGTATTTATATCTTTAATAGGTTGCATTTTTAATTTATATTTTTCATATTCGGATTTTCTAGAGATTAATGAACCATTTGATTCATCTCTATATACCTTTTTTGAACTAATATTATCTGTCATTATACTAATGCTATAGATCTAAAATCTCTAATACTAGGTTGTTTAGTTGGGTTAGTAGATTTCATAACTATTTTAATTGCAAAAGATTCAAATTCATCAAGGTCGTTTGCAGTATATAATCTATCATAAAATTCACCAGAATGTGATGATACTGGTAATGTTTTATTTGATTTACCATCAATATTAAAATATTCCCAACCAATTTCATCAAATATTTCAGTTGAACCTGTTGGTTTTAATTTATATAATACTATAACATCACAATCAGACTCAACAACCCCCGCAAACATAGTTTGTATAGAAGATGAAGGAACTTCAAGTCTAATTTCTCTTGTAATATATATAGCTAAATTATTATCACCTTGAGCTTCTGTTGATGGACTATATTCACTAAGACCTCCTATATCACTTGCAGAATCCACAGAATTAATTCTATGTGATATAAATTGACAAGACATAAAATCTGTATCAATAACAGGTGAAACATTAACATTATTTGACTTGATTATAAGGTTAATGTTTAAAGATTCAGATCCTTCCATTGATGAAGCTTCATTAAGGTTAGAAGCAAGAATTGAAGGTGTTTCTGTCATAAAATCTGAATTTAAAGATATATTTTCTGATCTTGATCTATTATAAGCACTTTCAATAACAGTACCATTTTTATCTTTATACCCTGCAGTAGTTGAAGTTATATTGGCTTGTATTGAAGTATCCTCAAAATCTATAGTTCTTATTGATGGTTGAATTATTTCATATGGAATATTTCTAGAGCTTCTAATGAACCTACCACCACCTCTGGTTGTTGCATTTGCAAAAGTGGTTGTTGGTACACAAAAAGAATTAGTTTCTATATCAGTGATAGTTGTATGAAGTTTATTTATTTCTGATAATGGGATTCCAGCTATACCATTACCAGCAATAATTTCAGAAGCAGAAGTAATCAATACATTATGTGAAGTTGTTGCTGGAGAAAATCCATGATTATTCTTATGGACTTTAAATTTATTTTGTCCAGATTTAAATTCGAGTCCATTAGGAATAACTGTAAATGCATCAACTAATAATTTATTTTTAAATCTAACAAGACCAGAAGAAGCAGTATCAAATTTAGCTTTATATAAAGTAAATGCTAAATCTGTTTCTTGTTCTGGTGTCCATGTTGAAGCATTTTGTGATTTGAAAAATACACCAAGATGTGGATTTGTAGAAATACTTGACCCCCCAAGATCTTTTTCACCGAGTGTTGATACCCAGCAATTATATTCATTTGAATTAGAAATAATAACTATACAATATTCGTGACCTTCTTTAAGATGAATCGGAGCCTCAAATGTAAAAGTTGTTGGTATCATTTCAGTTGGTGTAATACCATCACTATTAGGTATTGGTACATTAACATCTACAGGGTTTAATATAACTTCACCAAATGGTATAACTTGTGTTGTAGGGTATCCATTTAATGTGGTTCTTATAGATACATTTATAGGAAGATTCTCATCTTTAGTTTGGAAAAATAAATCAAGTTTAGTTACAAATACACCACCATCCTCAGTAGATACACCACCTGGCTCATTGTTACCAACAACAAACGTTTGTGCTAATGGATCAATATAAACTAATTTGCCGTCCTGTCTAACCCAATCAGTAGTAGCTTCACCAACGTCCTCTGTGCGACCATCTGTTATAATAGTATTAGAGCTTACACTTGTATTGACGAGCTCCTTGCGTGTTTGATCATCAACTGGTATTGGCATCAATCTACCATTTCTGGTAGATGTGTAATTATATTCTTCATTTATTTCTCTGCCGTGAGTAGAATATATACCCTCTGATGTGGTTTTTACTATACCTTTAATATTACTATTAAATTTATGATCTGTTAATTTAAGAGTAGTGACCCCAGTATCAAATTCACCATTAGGGAGATTAAAATATCCCTTCCAATGGCCAGACGAATCAGTTTCTAATTTAGCTCCGGGCTCCGTATCTGCAAAGTTTTGGGTATATTGTGATACACCTATACCATCAAAGAATGGATATATAGTTGTGTTTGGCTTCATATTATGCGCTTCAATGAAAATTTTCTTTGCTCTTATTTTCGGAAGAAGTTTCCCTTCTGTTCTAGTTATACCAGTGAACTTTTCGACTATTACTTCCTCGGCACCCAATTTAAATCCAGATCTGGATTGATTTTGGAATGTATTTTCAGTGGTTGTTTGGGTTTCGATTTCCCTTTGAAACCCAGTTTGTTGAGTTGTTTCCTTAAGATATCTCAGCTCCGTAAGCGGCCACCCCGCTGCAATCCCTTCGAAATTTAGTCGAGTTAACCGTTCCCAATTACCGTCACCCCGCCTACCAAGTTCGACTTCACCCGAATCAAGAATATCAAGAAAATCCTGATCGTTACTTTGAAACATTTCTTCTACAGCTGGATTGTCGAGCTTCCATTGCGCAAAAAGTCTTTTTTGCGCACTGGAAGTAGGTGGATATATACCTGTACCATTAACAGCCTCGAAATTAATATGCGTAGTGCCAGGGTCTATTATATCCCTGCCAGGAAATATATTCAATAAATCCGTAAGACTATTAGATACAACTCTTGGATCTCCTGCAATCCAAGATGTTGATGTAGTAGGAACAGTACTAGACTCAGAAGGTGCAACTCCTGTATTTACCCATGAATTATATACTGTTCCCATAGTCTTAGCTTCAGATAATACCTTATCATAATTTCCTTGTAATACTACAGGATCAACCCATCTTGATGTTAATGTTGATATCCATGTATCGCCAGGCGGATCTAATTTTAAAGTTCCAGCTGTCCAAACTTGAATTGCATAAGGATTTACATTTTCAATATGAGAAGCAAAATTTTGTGATGTAAATACAACATCTTCATAAGGTAGTGTTATTAAAGGGCCAGTTTTTTGATAATTATTGCCACTTCTATTAAGATCAGCTGTAATTTTAGATGCTGATATTTGAGTGTCTGTAAGTCCGTTTTGAAGCCATCTCATATATGAAGCATCGTCAATCAATTCACGAATAGACCAATCGAATATAGAAATTGCTGGTTTTAATATGCCCATATTTGGATCAATAGAAACATTATGATCATAATGCGCCCAATTACCTGAAGCAAAAGAACTAAAATTATCTACCATAAACCCTGATTTAAATCTATCAAAACCATCACCATCAAATATTTGCATACTCATAGTATTAGATTCTAATAAATTTAAAGATGTATAATATTCTAATCTGTCTATTCTTTTAACAATATTACCGATATCTCTCATAGTATATCGTTTGTTATCAATTTTAACAATTTTAATAGTATTTAAATTGTCTGTAAAAGCTGGTATAGTAATAGCACATAATTTCATTGAATCGTTCAATGTAGGTGGAGCTACTGGTACTTCTGAAGAAGTACCTTTTTGAATAATAAATGATCCATTAGATTTCAAATAAAGATGATCAATTCTAGAAAGATAATATTCAAAATCTGTGGTAATAGAATGATTTATTCTAGGTGGATTGATAACATTCGCACCAGTAGAATCAAATGATCTATTTGCAAATATAAAATGATTGATATTTGCAGTAGGAATAGCAATTGAACTTCTAAAATCAAAAACATCTCCTAAATTATAAATTTCACCGTTTATTATATTCACAGGAATATCGGATCTATTAATCTGATTTTCATATGAATCAATTGTAAAATAATCACCTGTTGATGAATGAGTAAAATAATCAAAAATTATTAATAGTTGTTTTTGATTTGGTATTATTCCAGTAGATTTATTTCTAATTATTCTAGAAACATCATAATAAGATGGTCGATGTCCATTATCTAATAAATAATTAAATATTATATTATCATCACCATCAGTTAAACTAGAAATTGTTGCGGTATTATCATTATATAATATAGTTTCATTTACATCAAAAGTATTAAATGTCTCATAATATTCAATAACATTTGTTATTGAATCAAAGGAAATAACCACACCGAGTGCGTTTGTAAGATCTCCTGTTAATATATCGCCTGGATTAATAGTTCCTGATGTTGCACCTTGTAAATTTGATATAGTTAATGTTGGACTAACTGCTGGATTTAATGCGTTATTTGAAGCATATATTGCTCTTAATTTCAATCCATCAGTAACCCCAAGAGAAATTGTATCATCAAATACTCTATTACCATAAGGATCAAATAGTGAATTAGAAGATATTACTTTTTTAGCAGATTTGTTTATTGTTTTTGTTTTTTCTTGGCCAATAGATTTTTTAATTGTTGCTATTAATTTAACAGACTGATTAATTAAATTTGTATTGGTTATTGTTATAGAATTTGTACCTATACCTGTAGTGCTACTAGTAATATCAACATATATAGGTGTACCAGATTCAGTAGATAATATATAGTTATTATTAGTTAAATCTCCAAATGTTTCAATGGAATTACAATTAAATGATATAGTTCCATTCGAATCTGCATTACCTATATATTGGCGTTTATATTCAAACGTAGTATCTGATATTAACGATGGTTCTACTTTAAGAGATTTAATATTCCTTTTTTTTAATGGGAATAGTAGACTAGGATTTGCACCAATTGTAAATGTGGTTCTTACTCTAGTAAGATTTGCATTAAATATTTCAGCAGCAGCATTAAAGAAAGTAGTTGCATTATTTGATATAACATCAGATGTAGCATTTTCTTTATCTATAACTGATGTTATTACAAGAGATAATGTTACACCAAAATCTTCATATCTAACTATATCACCGATTAATAATTCTTGATCAAATGTTGATCCAATCCCTGTTAAATCCACAGTACCATAACCAGCAGATCCACCACCAGCAGTATAATTTAAAGTTGACCGTCCAATAATCAGTTTTAAATTATTTAAATCTACATCTGCAGTGAATGTATTAGTACCACCAGCAAAAACTGTAGATAATAATTGTTTAACATTACTAATACTCCATTTAGTAAAGCCTAATATAGACGATCCAGTGGTATCATTTGTATTTGATGATACTAAAATTTCAGAGTTTACAAATTTTCCAGTGGTGTTATTTAATTTTACATACCCAAGATTTGTAGTAGATTCCACTACATATCCAGTAGCACCAGATATAGATCCTTTTATATAAGAACCAATTGCATATGATGACGATTGATCAACAACAATATCTAAATTCATTTGAATGTCAAATAAATGGGCATTATATCCTGGCTCGCCGGGTATTGATATATCCCCCATAATGTATTCTAATGCTTTTATTCTGGCACTACCAATTTGATTTCCTGAACTTTGACCACCTACAACAGTTAATTTGTCAAATAATAATACTTCATTGTATTGTGTAATACTAGAATGATCACCAACAATATCAGGCATGCCTGATACGTTAGTTATAATAATAGAATCGCCATATTTGATAGGAATTAATGCATTCTGTTTAGATAAATAATCTCTAGCTTTATCAATATCTATAAATTTTGGATTACGAGTGTGAACTTCAAACCCTTTAACATATGATTTGCCAGAAGATACTTGCAGAACCATTTTAGATTCATCGCCTATGGTGGTATATATACCACCATTATATCCATCGTTTAAATGTTCTTTTACAGCAAACTTATAGGATCCTAATGTATAATCACCAGATTCATCATGAGTTCTTCTAGCCATTTCTTTAGCAATTAGTGCATAATCAGTACGATTAACCCTTTCTACTATAAGTCCATCTATTACTTTAATAAGTTCAATAAAATTACTGTCTGGTAAAGTATTTAACTTAAAGGCGGAAAACTCTAATTCAATTTTTAATCTATGGGCACCTTTAGCAGAAAAGTTTGTTGTACCAGTTGAATTATCTAATAAACTGTTATCATTTTCTGGATTTTCTAATAATTCATTAATTTTAAACCCTATAGAATAGGAAGGGAAATTTGTATATTTATCTAGAATTATTGTTTTTTGGACATTTTGTACAAAATGTCCCCTAACAAAATAAACGCCAGGATTAATTGAAATTGCACAACCAACAGCTGTAGCATCTGAATCTAAAGTTATTGCAGAATTATCATTTTCTGAAAATACAGATATAATTTTATTCGAAGATATTTTTTCAGACTCAATAAAAAATGATGTTTCAGAAACTGTTCCATTTGTGGCAGTTACTGTACCCGTTTTAGTATATTTTACATATAATGTGATAGGATCATCTGAAGTTAATTGAACCGCATTAACAACTTTTGCAGAAACACCTGATGTAGCACCTGTTATAATAGAACCGATATATTCATCAACATAATAATCCGGCTCAGATGAAATAGTTTGTGTTGTATCAAATGGATCTGGATAATCAAATGAAGGTTGTAATTTTACAGCTTCATATTCTTTATCCAGAGTAGCTTGGCCCGGAATAACCATAGAATTTTCTTTAAACATATGTTTACCAAATCTAGTGATTTGGGTTTGTAACATAGTTTGAAGTGTGGTTAATTCTCTAGCTTGAATAGAATACCCAGGCCTAAATAATACCCTGTAAAATTCTGAGGCCTCTGTAAAATCATCATGATACGGAGCGACATTTAGATCTGTTTTTATTCCCATTATTATTCCTATTTAGAATTCAATTACTAATTTAATATTTTCTTCTTGGTCTGTCGTCCGATATATTGGAGGTCTATTTTCTGTATATAATATACTACCTGAATATAAATCTTGTTCTGATGCAGTAAATCCGTCCACACCAGCTGCAGCACCGGATTCTGAAGATGATAATGCATCTCCTGTACTAAAATCTTTAATATCACCTAAAGAATCTAGTCCTAGTCCTGTTTCTGATTGTTGTATATATTCCAATTTTCCTGTGAGCGGATCAAAAGTAACAACTGTTGCCTCGGCACCAGTATTAGAACCAACAATCGTTTCATCTTTTATAAAATTTGTAGTACCAAATCCAGAAACATTCATCACTTTTAATGCTGATAATGATAATGCCGTAGTTAATCCTCCTGAAGATTTAATATCTTTAAGTAATGATATTTGACGAAATTCTTGGTTTATAATAATATCACTATTAGAACCATCATCAGAAATTGTTACTGACATCATAACAAATACAGAATTAAATAATGTTTTATTATCTCCACCAAAACCTGCGGAAGGACTAATAATTAAATCGATTACAGCTGGTACAGTTGTAACAGAAGAATCTTCTATTGAAGTTAAATCTATAGAGGTAAATGAATAATTTGATCCTATATTTGCTGTTGGTATATTAACAAAATCTATTATACCATTAGAATCTACAGTTATATCAATACTAGCACCAGAACCATCACCATGTACAACAAGTGTATGTGTTCCTGTAACATACCCACTGCCTGGATAATTTATTATAGCAGTTTCAATAGAGAGAGGTACGGCAAATGAAGCAATCGTACTATTTTCTAAAACTGGCATAAAATCCAAAGAAAGAAATTTTTGTACTTCTGATGTTGGTATAGTATATAAATATCTCCATATATATCCATCAGTAGGAACAATATTAATAATGGATGTACCTGTAGGTTCAATAGTAGATGCACCACCAAAATTGTTACCTAAACATACATATACATTATATGATGAATTTATTACATAGAATTTAGAATCTGATAATGATGTAGCACCAGTACTAGATGGATTTGATGATGAATAACCATCATTATACATATCATAAATTGTATCATATATCCAATTTATTCTAGGAATAACCATTGCTACATTAGCTTGATTTATATATAATGAGAAAATAATATCTCTGTGAATTTTAGCTATTTGTGGGCTTGATTCAAACGCAGTTGGTGGTGACTCATCATCAACCCAAGAATTAGGCCTTCCTAAAGAAAGATAATAATTACTATTTGTAAATGATTCATAAAATACATTTGCATTTTCTATTCTAAATTTATTTAATACTATTGAACTCATAAGGAATTACCGTTATATTTATATTTATATTATTTATATGATTTTTTTAATTGTTATTTCTGAAGGTGGTGTAATCGGTGTGTAATTTTCAGGATAATCTATAACATCAGATATTGATGTAAAATGATCATTTATAAATTTTATTGGATATCCTCTACCTCTATGTCCACCATAACGAGATGTATCTGATTGTATCCATCTTTTAACATGTTGAACAATTAAATCGCCATTTTCGGCTTCTATAGAACCAGTATTATCTTCTAATGAAATATCATCGCCCCCATTTGGATCCCATACATTATTTAGTAGAAATTCAGTTTGTGTAAATTTAAATTGTTCAATTCTTTTTTGATTTTTGACTCCAGTTATAGGACTAGTTCTTATATGTTCTTTTTTATCCCATCTAGATATTCTATATCTTCTATGTGTTGATTGTATTGGTAATTGTAATTCGGTTTCAAATACAATAAATAATGTAGAGAATAAATCTGGAGTAAATGTGGTGCAATCAGCGGTAGGCACTTTAATACCAAGGTATAATAAGTTGATAACATTAACTTCGCCGAATAAATTGAACCCAACAGGATGTATAGTACTTTTTAATTCTTCTTTCCAATAATTAATAGATCTTCCGATTTTAACAACATATGAAAAATCTTGATAATATACCGAATCCTGTATACGTTTTGCAAATGATGATACAAATCCATTTTCACCTATATATTTGCCAGGATAATTAAAAACCACCCCTGTTGAAATACTCATTTTAGCAGATTCATTTAAATGAATCTTGCAATACCCATTATTATTATTTATATTTAAAGTATCTTCAAGTAGAAATGTGCCAGAATCTACTCTAACTTTTAATACTTTTGTTAATGGTGAAAAAGTTATAATTTGTCCAGATCCACCAGACGAAGATGTAACATATTTTCCTATTATAGTAAGATCAACTGTACCAGAAAAGTCTTTTATAATTAAAGATTCATATGCATTAATATTATCTAACATTGGTGTATATCTAAATCCAGGCTCAAATATAGTTATATCTAATATACCACCAATATTGTCAGATGTTAATATAATTTCTTCTGCTTCACCTAATACTGATGATATTGATAATATAGGAATAGAATCATAATTTTGGCCACCATATTGCAATGATATACTAGATATGTCTGCTGTGCCATCTTCTTGAATAAATTGATTACCTTTAACACCACTTAAATATTCTGTATAATCTTCTTGTATAATAGTTGATAAACTATCTTCAAGAGTAAATTCACCACCAAGTGATTCAATTTCTCCTACTGCCGCTTTTGTGCCATATCCTTGTGAACCAGTATTAGTTAAAATTAATTTATCACCAATCACATAATTATCACCACCATTAATTATATCAATACTTAATAATGATCCAATTGAAGTATTATCTATTTTAGCTATAGGTGGAAATTGAAATCCTGATAATAATACTTCTTCCCTTTGTTTATAATATTGGCCAGGATTTGATATTATTATTTTTGTTGGTAATTCAGCTAATTCAAAATAATAAGTAATCCCATCAGTCCCCATAATATATGCAATTTCTCCACTAATAAATTCACCTTTAATAGTTTCTTTATTAATGTTTAATTCAATACCTTCATCGTTGTATATACTATGAGCAAATTCAACATCAACATATGCATAATTAATAATAGACGATAATGGCATATCCTTTTGATAAAGTCTTTGTCCATTTAATACTGATGGGTCAGAAATTTGGCCATAAACTCTAATTATTGTGTCATATACCCAATCACCGTGGCTTGGTTTTAATATATCTTTTGCTGGATAATATACATCAGTTAATTCATTAAATAGTATTTTAAAAAATAATTTATGACCATCTGTAGTTCCTTTTGATTTATAAAGAGAATTAATATTTTTTATTAAATTGTTTCTATCTAGTGAATCCGTTAATCTTTTTGGTATAGTTGCCATGAATTCTTTTCGGAATTCATCAAAAAATAAATCTATAGAAGAATCAACATTTCTATATGCAAGAAGTTGATCGATTGTTTGAACTGGATTTGGTGTATATGATACAAAATTACCATACGCTGAAGAAGTAGATCCAGATATAATATCTTCTGGAACAAATGCATTTTGAGTTGATACAAATATTCTAGAATTTATTGTGTCAATTGAATTAATTATAGCTTCAGCTTTAGACACAGAACCCTGTACAGTTTCGCCTACAATAAAAGTACCAGATGAATGCGGATGCATTAATAATTTTAATTCAGCAGATTCAAGAAATTTGTAATAATTTTCAATAAAATTTACAAATTTCGGATGATCTTGTCGAATATATTCTGGAAATTGTTCCTTTATTCTATTTGAAATATTCATTAGATACTTTCATTTTTTGTTGCAACTATATTAACAGATTCAATTTGAATTAATTGATTTCTAATAGGAACAACATCATTAAATTTAAATATTGTTGTTAATATTAAAAACTCATCTCTGCCAGGAAATCCTGTTATATTTAATGAAGGTATTATAATCTTCCCTTCTGTATTAACATCAGAAAGAAGTGGATACCTATCAATATAATCTATTGTACCAAATTCATTATCAAATATTACCATTTCTGAAGATGAAATAGGATGGTAATAAAGTTCTAATTTACCTGAACCAGAATCTTTAAGATAAAATATTATATTGTTATTACCATCTTTATAAAACCCATTTGACCAAACAGATCCTTTACCTTCAAGGCCTTTGTATGAATCATAAGGATTATATAATTTATTAGAGAAATTAATTTCATATAAATGATCAGTTCCTAGTAAAGGTTTTATATACTGTTTAACTTTAATTGTGGTATTAGAAGATATTATAGCTTTATTTGTATTATCAATTAAAGAGGAAAAATTTGAATACCTAAAAGGTGTATTAAATTCCAACAATGTACTAGAATTATAATTATCTATAGTTTCGCGAATTAATGAAGATAATTGATTTTCAGTAAATTTTGTTATAGTATTATCGTAAATAAAATCCACATTCAATTCAAGAAACATATAATATGGTTCTATAACTTCTGGTGTAATAGAAGCTACATTATATATTTTTAATCTATCTTGTATTATTTTTTTAATTGCATTTGTAAAAGGTTTGATTGCTATAAATGTTTTACCGTATATTGGTGGATCATTCGCTTCACCACCCCATACTGATATCTGTGTTAATTCTGGATATATTTCTCTTACAAAATGTTCATAATCTCTAGAAGTCACAGCTCTATTTTGAGCCATAAATGTATTGGGGGCACTTAATTTTACAGATTCAATTGATTCTAATAAACCACCACCATATGAAGGTGAATTTGTTGTTAATGTAAGTGAACCTATATATGGAGTAGAATCTTTTCTTGTATAAGTTTTAATTCCATTAGCTTCAGGGCCAGAAGTTATAATATAGGTTATTTCAATAATATTGCCAGGAGTTAATTTTTTACCGAGAACATTATCACCAAAATATATTTCATATTTTTCATCATGTCCTTCTTGAAGAAAAAAGTACTCTGAATCTTCATATATTCCTGAAGATGAATTAAAATCTGTTAATAATTTATTTAATTTATATTCTTTAAAAGTTGTAGAAGATATAGAATCTTTTATACTAACCTTAAGGGTAGTGGTGTCAATATTTCTATTTGGTATTTCATATATTTGTTTTTCATTTTCCTGTACTGTAATAGTATTGGTGACATATTTACCTTCAAATATTTCTATATCCTCAAATAAAATAGATCCATCATAACTGATCCATGAATACTCTTTATTAGTTACAAATGTATAAAATTTACCCGAATCCCTAGATGAGAATTTAGATCCTTTAGGTAATATTACTGTTTCTATTTGATTAGAAGATCCACCACTTTGTGTAAATCCAGTTAGAGTTATAACATTTTTAGAGGATCTTTTAGATTTAGGTGTATATCCTAAATTTCTAGCATGAGATACAACATTATTCCTCAGAACTGCAGAATCTAAAAACATTTCATTGGCAGTCATATTTGCAGTCAATGCCATGTAATGGGTATTATATGCCAAAATATCTATTAAGGATGAAACACCAGATCCTTCAAAATCATAATCTGTAAATTCTCCTTGATTTTTTAAATAAATTTTTAAATTATTTTTAATTTCATCAAAATCTTGCTCGGTAGTTGACCCCAATTTATCTGTTGTACTCATTATCTTGTCCTTTCTATGAGCGTTTCTATTACTTGTAATTCTTCTGGTTTAGATATAATTCTATATTCAATTGTTACGCGTAAATTATTACTTAACGAAGATACTCTTATATCAGAACCAAATGTAGGATTAAATAATTTTTCAGTTCTATTTGTAAATATTAAATTTTTTACTGATCTTTTTATTGCGTTATCATCAATAAGAAATGTTAAATCTTCAGTATCAGGATGAGTGGAAAAATTTAAATCAAAATCTTTCCAACGCTTATCGGGCGTTTTAAAAATATCTTTATTCATATGAATATTACCATTTCTTATTGTATCTTATTATTTATAATGAATAATATCAGTTTATTGGCCCTGCAAATACATTATGCGATCCACTAGCAACATCTTCTCCACCAGTATAATAATCACCTACGCGAGCAACACCCATTGAATTTGCAAATACAGTTATTGATCCTATAATTATAGGTGTTTGATGTGGAACACAGTAACCATAACTTACTAAGTGAATTGTATTATTATCGCCCTGTCTATGTATACCAATACCATTTACAAATACATCATCAGAACATTCATCAGTTGTAGTTGTAGATTGACAACTATGATTAGTATCTACAATATCTACTTGATCACCTCTAGCTACAGGTGGAGTTTTTTTATATGGAGCTACTGGATGTGCCATATTTTACCTATTTCTTTGAACGTACTAAATCAAGCATTTCTAATAATTTGGAAGTTTCTATTTTTTTATTACCATGGTATTCAATTGCATAACCATCTGATATCATGATATCATTGATATTTTTATCTCCAACATAAAGAGTTCCTAAAACTCTACCAAATTTACCAAGACCGTGTGATTGAACAACAATATCTTCAGAATCGGCCGTAAGTAATTCTAAAAGTTTATTCTTCGCTTCAATACCATACTTTTTTTCTGTTAAATTCCTAGTTCTGGTTTCTGGAGTGTCTATTCCAGATAATCTTATACGAACTTTATATAATATATTAAATCCTAAATCAATTTGTCCGTCAATTGTATCACCATCTATTACTTTTGTAAGATTAAATTTATATTTATGCATAAGTATCCTATTCTGACAATTCTGCCTGGAGTTGATTGTATAATTCAAATAATTCTATCAATTCCGATCTAGAAAACTGTGTTCTGTATTCTAGATCGGTATACCCAGATTGTTCCTTAATAATGTCATTATTAAAGTATGGATCATTTTTCCACATAGATTCTATAGAATCATCATCTATCGTAGTAAGATGATTTAATCTTCTCTGTGTTATATAACTATTTAATCTTGTGTTATTATTGTTATTTAATTTTTCAGCGATAAATTTATTTATTTTTTCATCTTCATGAATATCTTTAATCTTTTGAACACCTTCATGATTAGGATCATCAAAATTTAATAATCCTGTTGGTAATATAGTAGAATCTTCATTTGGTAGTCTAGATTGGATAATACTTATTAAAGAACCAGGATCTATATAATTTGGTAATTCTTCATAGCAGAAATTAATAGAATCAATTTCCTGAGTTGTTGCGTTAGGATTTAACACCTTATATAATATTTTTGACATATCAGTTATCATATTACATGATGCACCTCTTGGATCTTCATCTGAAGATTTATTATTAATAAATGAATTCAATTGTTGAACACCAACATCTGTATCAACTAATCCAGGCGTGGATCTTGGTATACCCGAATCTAGACTTTTAGCTCTATCTGTTATAGATTCAGTAATAGAATAATAATTTTGGCCGGGATTGTCACGGAAATCTCTAGGATTATCTATTATAGGAAGTTCTAATTTTAATCTTGTTGTTACTCCTAAAGATATACCAATTAATTCATTGGTACTTGGTATAAAACTCTTAGTTAATTCTTTATTTTTAGTAGTTAAAGAATTGGTTGGTTTGAGCTCTGTTTCTAATTCTTTTTTAATATTATCAGAAGCTATTATATCAATATCTTCTGGTTTGGCCATTTCAGGTTTAATATCTTTAGTTGCTAATTCCACAGGAGATAAAATTTCTAAAACTTCTCCTGAAGCTAATTTTGATATATTTGGCATAGTTTCACATAAACTACCGCCATTAAGTATGGATGAAATTGAATCACCACCACTTACAATACTCATAATTTTATTAGAGTCTAATCCAATACTACCTAATGCATCTCCATAATCTGTATTTATAACCGACATTGCATTATTAAGAGTTGATATATTAAGTCCTCCATTCTGCACAGATTCATATATTGCACCAACCTTAATTGCAGTTTCAGCTATTGAACCTATTGATTCTGGAAGACTATCTGTTATATCTGATATAGATGGTATATTTAATTCGCCCCTGATATTACCAATAATATCATCTCCTAATGATTGAAGTTCTGAACACCAAGCTAAAGCTGAAGTGTATTTGTCAATAGTTTTTCCTTTATCTAAAACTTTATTTAGATTTTCATCAAGAAAATCTATTGCCATATTAACTCCACATCCCTTTAATGCTCCTTCTGATAATGTTACATCACCATTATCATCTAATATAGGAATTCCACCTATATTCATTTTCATTATAGGATCGTTAGTATAATCAAATTTAGGGGCAGATGCGGATGCAGCTTTAAAATCAGATAATAACGATCTAACAGAATTCATATCATCTTCATCTTCTGTATAACTAAGTGAACCATCTGTAGGGAATGTATATGGATGAGGTATTAATGTGTCTGTTTGTTGTGTTGGATCTGTATATAATTCTTCTAATTTATGTCCAGAATTTTCATAAATTGTAATAGTTTTAGTTAACAGACCTTCAATATCAGTATCACTTAAATCGAAAAGATACTCTTGTATAGCTAGCTCAGCTATCAGTATTGTACTATAGTCTGATGTAACAGAATCCATTATTGATCTAGATATGGTAATTGCTGCAGGTATATAAGATTCTTGTATAATGTTCATACCATCTTCAAATACCAATTCACCAGAACCATCTTCAAGTAAGAAATTATATAGATCTATATCTTCTCCAGAAAAGTCATAATTTGATGTAATTATTTGATTGGTAAAATATTTTGCCACATTAACTTTATTATTCACTGCATCTTTATCAGAATTTTGTGCTCCCCAAATAATATTTGCTGGTGCTAATTCTCTTGGCATTATGCCACTTTCAATTTGATCATACCAGTATCTACCATCAGGGCCATCAAGAATATTTAATGGTGGAGCAGAATTCAAAGCATCAACAGCAATCTGTGCCGCTGTGTTACCTGTAGAAACTGTAGCTGAATCTGATGTAACAGCAGACAGAAGCGCTTGAGATGCAGTAATTGCTGATGTACCAGAAAAGTCTTTATTGTCATCAATTACTGCCGCAGTATATGTTTCGGCAACAATAAGTTTATTATTAACTGCATCTAGATCTGTATTTTGTGCCCCGTTAACAATATCTAACATAGCGGTTTCTTTGGTGAGATCACCACTTTCAATTAGATCAAACCAAAATGTACCATCAACACCAGCACCAGAAAAAATATTATCTCCCTCGACAAGATTACCAATTTCTAAAGCATTAACTGCAGTCTGTGCCGCTGTGTTACCTGTAGAAACTGTCTCATAATCTGATGTGACTATAGATAGAACAAGTGATGCTTCTAATGAGGCAATATTTCCAGAATAAAGTTTATTATCATCAATTACTGCATGTAAATATGTTTTTGCCACCGTAACTTTATTATTCACTGCATCTACATCTGTATTTTGTGCTCCGTTAAGAATGCCTAACATTGCTAATTCTTTGGTGGTAGTACCACTTTCAATTTGATCATACCAGTATGTACCATCAGAACCTAATGATCCATCAATTTGTGTAAAAGCTAAACTTAAAGTATCAACTGCAGCCAGTGCCGCTGTTCTACCTATAGAAACTGTAGCTGAATCTGATGTGACTGA